ACTCACGGAGTATGTTTGAGTCTCTGTACGTGCCCACTTCACAGAAAGCCGAAAGAGCATTTGACACCATTGGTTTCTCGATGTTCGATAAAAAGACAGGAGAGGTGAAGAACAACCTGAAGGGGATACTTGAACTTGTTGAAAAAGTTAAGCAGTACGATCCGAAGAGTCAGGCGAAGCTGATCGACACTATTTTCCCCACCTGGGGAGCCAAGCAGTTCAGAGCAATCTTTAATGACGTTGACGCATTTAAGGAAAGAGTCACTGAGGCGGGCCAGCAGACAGGGCTGTTGCAGCGTCAACAAGAAGAATTGTCCAAGTCAACTCAGTACCAGTTGCAGCAGCTTAAAGCTAGTTTTGACAACCTGTTTACTCAGGCGTGGGTCGATAACGAAATGCTGGCGGGGCCGATCAAAGCTCTCAACGAAGTACTGAAGGACCCGACGACTATCCAGTCACTCAAAGAACTGGTATCACTCGTGGTGCGTTTGGGGGCAACGGTTGCAGAGAACGCAGGGACAATCCTGATAATGGCAAAGGCCCTGGGGGCATTGGCGGTTGGACAGGTAGCAGCCACGGCGATGTCTCTCTTAGGTACTGCAGCAGGAGGAGCTGGGATAGCCCTCGCTAGGTTTGGGTCAACGGCCATGGCTGCGGCTGGTGTTATGGGGCCTGCGCTCACAGCGACAGCCTCGCTGAAAGGTATTGTAGCGGGACTTGCTCCCGCACTTCTGACGATCCCCACCCCCCTGACTTTAGTTGTTGCAGCAATCGCTACGGCAGGAGCGGCATGGTATCTGTTCCGTGACAGAACCTCGGAAGCCCTCCAGCAGTCGATTGACAAGGTCAGAGAGTTCTCCCGTGAGGCCATCAAGTCGATTGACGAAGTGAGTTCAAAAATAGGTCAGCAGAGTGCAGCTACATCTCTGGCTCAGTTGAAACCTGCCGAGTCCAAACTCACAGGGGTTAACTCTGAACTATTCGACAGCAGGCAGAAACTAAAGTCAGACTTCGGGCTGACTAATGAGGATCAAATCTGGAAGTCTGCATACTCAAATGACGTATCTAAAACTGAACGCGAGGCAGCTAACGCCTACGTGCAGAAGCTCAGTGAGAGAGACACTTTAGCCAAGAAGTACTACAAGGCAAGGGAAGACGCCGAAGCAGTTCAGGCTTATGAGATGAATAAGGCAGCGTCTGATAGAGCTGACGCCCCTGCCACGGCCTCCCTAAAGAGCTTTGACGGAAAGCCCACCAAAGGAAAAGCCGACAAAGAAGCAGGAAAACTTGAGAAGCAAGAGATTGCCAACCTCATCAAGCAGCTCGCCACCAGCGAGCAGATTTATGACGCTTACTACGGCAGACTGACAAAGCTTGAGTCTGCGTCTGCTGAAGCAGGGTTGAAGACTCGTGAGGAAGCTGAGAACAACATCTCCGAGCTTACTGCAGAGCAGTTGACGGCACGAGTGGAGATGAACAAAAACTTCACTGTCGTCATCAATGAGATGTTGAAGAACTCAAAGAAACTTCAGGACAGTCAGCGTGAGCAGCTTGAAGGTGAACTTGAGCGTCGTCAGCAGTTGTTACTTAAACTAGAGCAGGAACTGCAGCTAAATAAAGAACTGGCCGAGATCAAGTCCCAGGGCGCTCAGAAGCGATTCGAAGACACCATCGAAAAGACGAACACCTCAATCTTTGAAGACAGAGACAAGCGGTACCAGTCAGTCAGAGGCAAGGCCGAAGACCCAGTCACTGCAGCCAGCAATGAAGGGGCACTGCTCGTCAAGAATAAGTACGCCGAGCAACTGAGATCAGCCAACGAAGAGTTGTCGAGAGTGATGAGGGGCACTGACAAGGAGGCCCAGACAGCGTCCAAAAACAGACTTGACATGCTGACGGCTGAAATCCAGACAATGACTTCTGTGATCTCCAAAGAGTACGCCGAACTGGAAGAGTACAGCCGCTCTGCTGAGTACGGTTGGGACCACTTCTGGCGCAAGCAGCAGGAGAGCGCACTGAGCGCAGCTCAAGTGGTTGAGAAGGCGATGGACTCTGTCATGAGCAACATGACGAATGAGATCATCAGCTTCACGCAGACCGGCGAGTTCAATTGGAAGAAGATGGCAAACGCCATTTTCACCGATCTGTTCCGGATGCAGACCCAGTTCATGATCAGCAGCATCTTCGGCAAGGGTGACGGAGCCAAAGGCGGCGGAGCCATCATTTCCGATCTGCTCAAGAAACTCACAGGGGGTGGCAGCAAGGAAGCGGGGCCAGGAGTACTTGGTGCAGCTTCTGCCATCAGCAGTGCTGGCTTTGGGGAAAAATCCCCAATGTCAGGTCTGTTTGAACCGATGAAAGAGGCTCTGTCGATCACCTCCAGCAGCCTTGGTGAACTGTCTAAATCCACACTGTCATCAGTGGGAGGGCTTGGACTGTTCTCAGGAGGACTTGGGGGAACACAATCTGGGCTGATGTCGTTGACTGGCACTACATCTTCGGCAGGAAGTATGCTGAGTATGCTAGGGCTGACCACACAAACCGCAAGTGCAGCCACCGTGGTTGATACTGGGGTAACGCAGCTATCAGCAGTAGCAAAGACTGTTGACGTTGGGGCAACCCAAGCAGATGCGGCGGCAAAAGCTGCATCGGCTACTGCCAGCGCAGCCGGTAGCTCGGGGAGCTGGATTTCCTCCATCATGAGCCTGTTCCTGGCAGACGGCGGAGCCTTCAACGCGGGAGGCACCCGCGCCTTCGCTTCTGGAGGCACCTTCTCCAACGCTATCGTCAACTCGCCGACCCTGTTCAAGTACGCGGCAGGAGGGAAGTTCCAGACAGGAGTGATGGGCGAGGCTGGACCGGAGGCCGTAATGCCCTTAGCCCGTGACAGCCAGGGGCGTTTGGGTGTACGATACCAGCCGATGCGTGATGCTTCTCAAAATCAAAAAACGACAGAAGCTCCCCCGCCTCCGCAAAACAACATTCGCATTGTGAATGCTTTCGATACCGCTGTGATCAGCGACCACATGGGGTCAGCAGAAGGTGAAAAAGTGATCATGAATACGGTCAGAAAGAACCAGTCAACAATCAAACAGATGTCAAGGGCATAACGATGGCGTATGTAACAGGCACCGCTGATAACTACGTGGACCTCCTTGCTCGGCTGGAGACGTTCCTGACAAGCAACGCGACGTTGGTCTCATTGGGGCAGGCGTGGACGACGCAGCGGTTCTCAAACGGACCCAGCGCCACGGCTTTCCCCTTCACCCGAGTGGCCTTCGGGCAGGTGGCTGCAGGGAACATCCTCGATGCCGTGACCGGGGTATTTCCGTCATCCAATTTCAAACTCCGGGTGACGGGCAGCATCGTCATCCCAACCACCGGCAGCTACACGTTTGGCATCGACTCGGCAGATGCAGGTGAGTTGCTGATCGACGGCGACCTTGCCGTTGGCTGGTATGGGTCGCACGCTCTGGCTGGTTCCTTTTCACACAGCAACACCGTCGTCCTGACGGCTGGGACCTACACTTTCGAGGCGAGGCTGGTTTGCGCCACGGCGGTCTACGGGCTGGCAGTCGGCTGGCAGAAGCCGGGAGACCCTTCAATCGCTACCATCCCGGCAGCATCGCTCAGTGGCCTGCAGTTTCAGTGGACGAGCTACAGTGGGTCAATGCCGAGCAACACGCCCACGATGGGAGACCTCTGGACGCAGAAAGAGCTGATTATCAAGGCCCCAGGACTGTCTGGGACGGAGAGCATCTACCTTGGCATCCAACCACTGCAGAACGTGTCAGGTGACTACTACAACTGGGACGTCAGGGGCTTTGTCGGTTATTCAAGTGGTGCACTGTTCTCGGATCAGCCGGGTATTTCACCCGCCAGCTACGCCTACCTGTGGAACTCAAGCATTCCCTATTGGTTTGTCGCCAACGGCCAGCGGGTTATCGTCATCGCCAAAGTGTCGACGGTGTATCAGGTCTTTTACCTTGGCAAGTTTCTGCCTTACGGCTTGCCTACCCAGTACCCATACCCAGTCGTGGTCGCTGGCCTCGGCAACACGCTGGCCCAACGCTGGTCGGTGCTCAACACGGCGACCTCTAATTTTCAGTGCCCAGGCGACGGCATGAACCTGTTCTATACCGACGCAACGTGGAAGCGGGTGCGGAACCGATACTTCAGCGGCTCGGAAACGTGGGATGCCTCAAGCAACATCAACGTATGGCCGCGCCAGGAAATGCTTGATACCACCAGCCTGACCAGTTCACTGTCATGGCCTGACAACGGCTACACCTTGTTGCCATTCATTCTCAACAGCCCTGCAGGCAACAGCATTGGGGTCAACCTCCTTGGCGAGATGGACGGCGCTTTCTGGGTGTCGGGGCATCAAAACTCCTCCGAAAACCCTATTACTGTCGGCGGTGAAAACTACCTCTGCGTGCAGAACGGAAGCCGCACCGGAGCAGGCGACTACATGGCAGTGAGGTTGGTATAATGGCATACGCAACAGGTAGTGCGACATCCCCCTCCAATCTCCTGGATTCGATCCGGGTGTTTCTACTGGCGCAGGGCTGGACCATCAACTACTGGGGGGCTGACAACCTGACCGCCATCACAGCACCGTACCGGGCCGACAAGGCTCTCTGTGTGATGAGCCCTGCAGGCGGGTACTACCATTACCTAGCCTATGACAGTACCGGCGACATCTACACCTCTGGGGCCACCGGCTACAGTGGCGGAGCCGACCGTAACAGTCAGGCTGGGCACTCATCCATTCCTTATAATGAGACGAGCACCACTGTTCGGCGCACTAACGGATGGGCCTGCACACGGGCGATTGCTGGACCCTATGCAGCCTACTACTTCTTTGCCAGCGACTACTACATGCACGTTGCCTTGGAAGTGGTGACCAACCGATTTGTGCATTTTCATATAGGTGAGATCGAGAAGGCCGGGAGCTTTGTTGGCGGAAACTACTTCACTGGCACCCAGTGGGAGACGGGGTATTACTGGACGACCAATCAGAGCCATCAGAACGACCCTGACCACACGTACAACGGCTTCCCTTTTGATTCTAGTTATTCAGGCGGCTACATGCCCGTGAGCTACCCATCAATCCGAATTGACGTGGACGGTTCGACTAACAACTGGGTAAGATTTTACGCAGGGCAACCAACCCAATATGCCCAAGGCTGTTTTCGCAGCAACTCGCTGGTGGGCAAATTGATGGAGCGTTCCCCAAACACGTTGAACGGCCTGTCACCCCTTATCCCCAGCATCATCACCGGGCCTCGGCCTCTGGGCGGAGCCTCGATCTATGGCACGGTGCGTGACCTACACCCGATCAACATCAAGAACCTGCAGCCAAAGCAGGTCATGACCATCGGCACCGACGACTGGATGGTTTTCCCCATCATTCAGAAAGGCACCGGGACAGAGTTTGAAGCCGTGTCGGGTAATTATGGCATCGCTTACCTCAAGGAAAGCTAAGTGAGTGCTGGCCTGATCATTGACGGCTGCATCCACAACACCCTCTCAGGCTACGAGACGGAGGCGATGGATGGGCGCGCACTGCTCACCTACCCCTACGGCACGGGCTTGCAGCCTTCAGGGTTCAGGGTGTCAATTGGTGGTGGGCAGGCTGTCACCGCCGTTGTGACAGCCGCCAAAGTTGGGACCAAGGCTCGGACGTTCTCTGACGACTGGTACAACCGCATCCACGTCACACCTAATCAGCTCAATGTAGGTAACCTGCTTTCTCTGCAGGTGAAAGACATCACAGTCTGGAACGCATACTTCACACCTAAAACACTTGACTCTGTAACTGGTGTAGCTGATGCAGGGATAAGTTTAGTGCAGCCAGAGGAAGCACCTATTGCCTACGCTCCTCTGCAGGCAATGATTTACCAGCTAAGGGTCGACATCTCTGGACCACCAGTGGTCACAGGAGGCTTCCAGTTCACATTTGGCTCTGAGGTGCTGACACTCACTGTGTCAGGTAACCGTATTGTGGTGTGGCCCTATATACCACAACACGGAGTTACTGAAGCCCTTGAATGGAAGACTGACATTATTAGAGCAAAGGCAGGAGAACAACGCATAGCTCTCCGCGATGCCCCGCGCCAAACTTTGTCCTACAGATACTTCATGAACGACACTGAAGTGTCCAAGGCCCGTGCCATCTCTTACGGTTGGGCGCATAGAATTTATGGGGTCCCAGTCTGGACCGAATGTACTTTCATAGGTGCAGTAGAGGAAGGCACCAACAGCCTCAGCGTTGACACCACAAATTGCGACTACCGAGTGGGTGAGTCTGTTGTCGTGTGGGAGGCTTACGACAAATACGAGGCCGTAAGTGTAACTGCTGTGACAGCAGGATCACTCACCCTTGACGTACCACTTAACCTCAGTTACAGCGGGGCCTATGTGGCTCCTATGCGCTACGCCAGATCAAGCGGACTAGGACTGAAGCGTGGGCCTCATCACATGATTGAGGCTGACATTGACTTCCAGTCAACAGTGAACAAAGACCTAAGTGCCTCCATGGGTCTTCCGCAACACCAGTCAATTGACGTACTGACTGACACCATGCACTTCCTTGGAGCTTTCGACGAGCGTGTCGAGAGAGACATCACAGTTATTGACAATGGTATCGGCACAGTGTTCGTAGACGCCCTGTACAACGAGACCAGAGAGAACTTTACAGTATCTTGGGCATTCACCAACAGAGCCGACCTGAGGCGCGTCAAATCTTGGCTACATCAGCTAAAAGGTAAGTGGAAAACATTCTGGTTGCCAACAAAAAGTATCGACCTTGAACTGAACCTCGATGCCTCGTCTTCCTCCCTCTCAATAGATGTCAAATCTATAAATTGGGAACTATACTATGGCACAAGGGCGATTCAGATCGTGCGGAAAAACGGGGTTAAGACTTTCCACTCCGTTACTGGTGGGATGACCAACGGGGCTGTCGACACTCTGTCACTAGCTGCCTCTGTAGGGGTTAACACCCTTGTTACCGACGTTGCCTATATCAGCTTCATGTACCTGGTTCGACTCGATGCAGACCGCATCGAAATCGCCTATGAAGACAACGGTTACGCAACCATAAAAATTCCAGTTGTCGAGGTGGTTAGATGACGTACCTGATTCAGGACAAATCCGTTGACAGTGGTCAACCAGTCGAGCTGTACGTGTTCCAGCAGGGAACACAGTTCTGGTATTACACATCAGGACCTGACGTTGTCACCTGGACTGGGGTTGACTATCAGCCTGCCACGGTTGTGCGTACAGATGTCACTCAGTCCAACGAGATTTCAAAAGCAGGGATTTCCCTGACCTTTCCCCGCAATCACGAGTTCGCCATTCAATTCCTTGGCTTTGCTCCCGATCTGGTCACTATCGTCACCGTATTCAGAGGGCATGTTACTGATGTGGCAGGCGAGTATCAGGCGTACTGGAAAGGCCGCGTCATTTCTGGAAGTGCGGCAGGAGCGGAGCTAACCCTTGAGTGTGAGTCGGTATTCACCTCAATGCGCCGCACAGGTTTGAGGGCCAGGTTTCAGCGCAGTTGCCGCCACGTTCTGTACTCACAGGCATGTGGAGTCAACATGGCGAGCTACGAAGTGCCAGCCACGGTGCTTAGTTCACAGCCGACCAGCTTTGTGAGCAATCAGGCTGGGCTTCAGGCTGATGGCTATTTCACAGGGGGCATGGTGAAGCTGGAGAGCGGGGCAATGAGGTTCATCACTCAGCACATAGGCTCAACGCTTTACATC